TTATTTACAGCAGCAGACACCTTAGCACCATTTACAACCGCAGCGGCAGCAGTACCAACTCCGGGCAACACAGCATTACAAGCAATATATCCAGCAGCTTTTGCTGTTTCCGCCATTGCGGTGGCATCAGAACAAACAGCCATAACATCATCCTTAATCTTGGCCACTGTATCAGAAACAAGTGTTTGAGCGTGTCGTTTACGATCAGCACCGAGTTCACGGTTTTTCTTTCGATCGCGCTTCTCAAGTTCAATCTGTCTCTGCACAAAATTTTGTTGTTTTTGCTGAGATTTCTTCAGCTTTGCAATCTCACGCAATAACAAATTAATTTTCTTCTGCTGGTCACATTCAACTTTTTCTTCAGTGGGTTTTGAATAAGTAGTAGGACCAGGATTCTCTTCAATATCTCCTGACAACAGTAGACGCAGTTTGCTATAGGTCATATTAATAGAAAATATCATTTCATCAAAATCATCATAACTAATCTAAGTGATAGTAAAATGCTTAAAAATACTTTCAGTAGTAGTAACACCATGGTGAGTTGTTCTAACAACACGTGTGGGATAACCACGGCAGGAAAGCAAACGGAGAAAACATTTAATTTGATCCCAGCGTTCATTAATATAAGCGTCATCATTTACAAAAGCATCATTTCTAAGTTTAAAAGGAGTCTCATAATCATATAAATCAAATTGCTTAAGATAATCACGAAGTACGGTAGAGGCAGGCGACAGGTCAAAAGGAAAATGCTTAACATAATAACAAATATTTACAGTAGTTGCAAACAAAGCGGTAGAATTAACTGCGTGATCATTAACATCAAGTTCGTGAGAGCATTCGCCAGAGTAATCCATACGTTCGGTCACAATATTCGTCATCATTTCAGTCAAGGTTTTGGTTTCGTTTTTCTTTTCCATGCTATATCAGGTTCGGCTTTCAAGTGGAGATAGCAAATCCGGTACTGCCACCCTTAATTGGGATTGACCTTTTACGGCTAGCGATTATACAAACTTCTTTCTCTAAAGCACAGTGGATGAAATCTGTCATGCGCGTCAAACAAAAGGTTGTCAGCATCAATCCAGTCACGAGGAGTTATTCGAAGCTAC